TGCCACAACGGGCGAGTTGGGGGAAAACTGTAGAGTATAATTAGCAAGATAACCGCTCGTAAAAGTTAACCCGCCAAAGCTTCCGGTTATAATGCTCCCTTCATTGCTTCTGTCGTCGGAGCCTCTTAGTTCTCCTTGGCCGCCTATGAAAGTTTTTATCTTATCCAAGTCTCCAGTTAAGTAATGAGAAAACGAAAGAGTCGAGCCCATTCCGTTAGAAGCGAAATAGTTTCGTGAATGCCTTTCCCCTGCGTCATATCTAGGGTCAATTGAAGTCGCTAGACTTAAAGAGCACTGAGTCGCTAAGATATCAACTTCATTTAAGCTAAGCTTTATGTTTTTAGCGGCAAAAATCATTAATAGAAACTCCTTATAGTTTTTTCGGTTTCCGCGACCCCATTAGAATTAACTCTTAATTGAGTGCTCATTAAAACAGGGTTTTCCATATTAACGGAAATGGTATTTTTATTATCTATACTTTTTACGTCTAAATGAAATTTTTCAGACTTACCAGTAAAAGCAATTCCTGTTTCATAAACATTTTCCATCAACCTCGCTTCCTCTGTGGCCGAATGGTACAAAAACGTTGAGGGAAACTCTTGTCCCAGTTTATAAACAGGCTCATAATTAAAATTTATAGAATAGTTGACCGATTTTAAAATACCGGTTTCGTCAGAACTTGTGATCGTAGCTGGAGACTGAGCGGTCATAAAAGAAGAATAAGCCGAGTGCCCCACCCCAGAAGCCAAAGCCGAAGCCGGACTTCTAAATAAAGACTGAGCCTTGAGCTCTCCAGACGCTGGAATATTTTCCCCCGAGCCAAAAAGCTCAAAGTTGACACTGCATTGAACAGGGGCGTAAGGCTCAAGAGAAACAGAGTAAGAAGTCAGTAACCCCTCTCCGCTTATACCACCGAACACCAAAGACACACCAGAAGATTGCGAAGCCTTTGTTGTTTTGAGTCCACTCGCTACGCCGTTTATTATATTATAGTCGCCCTTCGACTTAAACCTTTCGCTAGTAATACCTGTCAGAACAGGAGTATAAGAGAAAGAGACGCTCGCAGTCCTAGCTCCTTGAGGGGCTTGCTCCGCAACTCCCTTTTTGCCAATCGAGTAAACTGGCTGCAAATCTGCAGTTTCGCTAAGAAAACAGTCGTACGCTAAGATTTTTTCGGTTCGAGAACCGTATTGAATCGTCAGCGGGATTTGATCATATCTTATCGAAGCCATTTCTATATTTTACACTCTTAGCACTGTTCCTTTTAAAACAAAGCTTATTTGTACGTTCCCGTTCATGTCCGACTGATACTGTTCAGATACCAAAAGCATATTCCTAAACGAGAAGGTTTTGATGTTTTCTGTTGAGTTGTTTTTGTTTATAGATATAGAAACGTCCCTAAAAGAAGTTTCTTCTGGGACAAATCTAATATTTTTTATTTTATAATCGTCTGCGTCTATTGAAAATTGCATCGTTATATCTAGAGGGGATTCAGAAACCACCTCGGATGGGATTTTATCGTTAAAAGCATAAACAGCAGTTCTTGGTGTTTGGATATCTAAAGAATAACTAGTTACTCTATTTGTATTGAATTCGTCTAAATTTATATTTATTGAGTTATAGCCAGCTATTTTTAATTCCGTATCGTGAGGAGTTATTGTTTCAAAATTTAAATAATCACCTGTCCCCATTTCTCCGTAAATGTCAGCGCCCATGCCTAAAGACGGGATCTCTCCTATGGAACAAGAAGAAGAATAAGAGGTTAAGTAAGCCTCTGTGAATTTAACTTTTTGGTCTTTATAGTCTACCTGACCGCTAAATGGAAGTTCTCCTGTAAACTGTATAAAGAAATCGTCATAGACCATTAAGCTATTTGCTTGAATAGACGCTGTCTGGGGGGCTCCGGGGGCATAAACAACCTTATTGAGGCCCAGCGTCGTGATTGGTTGCGCTGTTGACTCGTAACCAAAAGAAAGACTCTGGACTGCGTTAATCCCAGTTCCGTTTACCGCCAATTTCTGACCTTCTCTCCTTATCCTTGACAACATCTACTCTATTTACACTTTTTGGTGTAATATTTTGAGAGGTTTAAGGAAAAATGGCTGACGAAAACAGTATTTATAATATTACGGAGCATAGCGATAGCGTTACTTACTCTAAAGACGACATCGTAGCCAAATTTGAACGTTTTACCCCCTCAAATGTCCCTAAAAGCGTAAAATACTACTATAGTACATCAAATAACAATCTAGCGAACACCCCTTCTTCAGACTCTCCTCTCTGGGGCGGGGTTACAGTTGCTTCAAACGGAAAAAATAAACCAAAATTTATCTGGAACCCCTCTTATAACACGACCGTAGAGCATAGCCCTAGAACGGTAAACATAGTCTTCGGTAACGGATACGAACAAAGGTTTCAAGATGGAATTTTTAACGACCTTTTAAAGCTTTCTCTTAGATTCGAGCATAGAGACATAAAAGAATCAAAAGCTATAAACCATTTCTTAAAAGCTAGAAAATCAGTAGAGTCTTTTGTCTTCGAAGATCTTCCTGAGCCTCACAACGACGTTGGATATAAGAAACTTTTTGTATGCAAAAGTTGGAATAGTGAATTTGTCTTCTATAATAATTATACAATATCAGCTGAATTCATTCAGGTAAACAGATAATGCCAAAAGATTATCACATAATGGACAAAGAGCAGGCTAAGAAGTCCATCAAATCATTGATGTACGAAGCGACTAGCCTCTCCCCTTCTTCTTTAATACATCTTTTTGAGTTCGACTTAACCTCTGTGGTTAAAAGCATAGGTTCTTCTTTGGTCGATGACGGAGAAGACATAGGCATATCTTTTGGGGATCCCGATGACGACGCAGATAACGCTAATATCTTAAGATTTCACAACAACATAAAAGTTATCAACTCCTATATATTCTGGCAAGGGAAAACTTATTTTCCAGCGCCAATCCAAGCCGAAGGATTTGATATAAGCTCAAGAGGAACGCTTCCGACCCCTGTTTTAAGGATAACCGCGCAAAAAGAAGAAGAAATAGAAGCTTTAAGCATCTTAAGAAGATCTGTTCATAAATACGGAGATATAATAGGCGCAAAAGTAACAAGAATAAGAACTTTCGCAAAGTATTTAGACGCTAAAAACTTCTCTGACATAAGCGAAGCTGACTCGACGCAAGGAGTCTACTCTTCTCCCTTTCCCGATGAATACGAGCCAGACCCCTACGCAGAATTCCCAAGAGATGTTTTTTACGTAGAAAGAAAATCTAGTGAAAACAAAGTAAACCTAGAATACGAACTAAGCGCGCTAATAGACGTCGAAGGAATTAAGCTTCCGAGAAGGGTTATCCTTTCTCAAAAATGCGGCTTTACCTACAGAGGATGTGGATGTTTTTACGAGCAAAAAGAAAGCAAAAAGTTCAGCTCATCATCCGTGACTTCGTCTGGTTGGTCGAAGTCATTAACATCTGGCCCTTGGGGAGCGAGTCAAAGTCATTCAGCATTTGCGCAGGCATCCACTACCGGAAGCGGAACGGGTGCGCTTTTTTCTGTGGTCACGGACAGCGGGGGAATCCCAACCTTCACTTGGGTTTCGGGTGGGCTTGGATATGCGGTAGGCGACACACTCACATTTAATGATCCGTCCTTGTCTGGTGAATCCTGCATCTTGTATGTTAATGGCCTCGGGAATCCCGACACTATAGCTGGCCCCGGCACAATGAGCCCCCTCTTGGCTAAATGCGGCATAAGAGATAGCCAGCTGACCCTCCCCGAAAAAGCCCCTCCCGTTGCCACAATAAGAGACGAAAACATAAAAAGTATTTTAGGAGTAGCCGAACTAAAACCTAAAGGAAAATGGACAAATAAAGAATACAAAATAGGAGATTACGTCAAAATGACAAAAAATAAAATCAACTATTACTTTGTCGCTAAAGACAATATTCCCAAATCAGAAGACGGGGTCTCTAAATATGCCCCCCCAAACCCAGACTTCTGGATCTCGGACATGTGCTCAAAAACCCTGCACGGATGCAGGAAAAGATGGGGGGCTAAAGGAGCGGTTGAAATAGGAGAAACAAAAGACTTTTCAAAAGGAGAGCTCCAATACGGAGGCTTTCCAAACGCTACCAGACTAGACCAAACGCTAGGATAGTACGATGATTATTTCAAAAGAAACAAAAGAAAAAATCAAAAAACACGCTTTAAAAAACCAAAATGAAGAATGCTGTGGTCTTTTAGTGCAAACAAAAGAAAAATTCGACCTTGAGACCTTTGAGTGCAGGAACTCTGCCGAAAACAAGCAAACTTTTTTTTCGTTAAACCCAAAAGATTATCTTAAAGCGTCCTTACGCGGCGAAATAAAAGCCGTCTATCACTCTCATACTTCGAGCAACGAAGAGTTCAGCGCAGGAGACAAAGAAAACAGCAAAAAACACCAAATGGACTATGTTTTATATAACATAAAAAACGATTCTTTCCATCTCTACGAACATAAAAAAAATGGAGTAAGCAACCTGTCTAAAGAGTTTAAGTGGGGCGTAGCAGACTGCATAATGCTAGTTGTAGATTATTTAGAAGAAAAAGGAGTAGAGATAAAAAAAGACATACTTACTGTAGGAAAATATAATTCAAGAGACTCTCATTGGCCCGAGAAATTTCCTAATGCAATAGAAGACTTTCTAAACGTTAACAATAAGTTAAAAAAAATAAACAAAAACAACATGCAAGAAGGAGACGTGTTATGCTTTTCTGTATTCAAGTCAAGATTTGCGCCTCTCTACGACCACTGGGCTGTTTTAGTAGGAGACAACCAAATCTACCATCATCCAGTTAACAGACACCCAACAGTCGAAGACTTGGGTAAATTCTATAAATCCAAACTAACAGACGTATACAGATATTCAAAATGAACAGCGGTTTAGTAAACATAAAACTCCACGGAGCTCTCGGCAAACAAGTAGGCAGGGAGTCTTGGAAAATGGCAGTTTCTTCAGTGGGAGAAGCCATGAGAGCCATAGAAAGTCAAAGTAAAAAACTTTACAAAAGCTTAATCAAGAACGACAAGCAAAACATAAAATATAGAGTCTTGATAAACGAAAAAGACTTTTTATACGATAAAGAAAAAGATATAAACACAAAAGAAGGAGTACAGTCTTCCGAGCTTATTAGAGACTTTAAAAATTTAAAAAGCATTGACATTGTGCCGGTGGTTGAGGGTGCCGATTTTAAAGATGTATTTGCTATAATTGTTGGTATCGTATTAATAGTCTTGGGGGTTTTTACCTTCGGAGCTACGACTCCAATGGGAATGGCTCTCGTTGCTGGAGGTTTAGGTTTAGTAGCGGCAGGCGTCGCTAACCTGCTTACTCCCATGCCCGAATTTGGAGATTTCCGAGAAATAGAAGGAGGGGGTCGTCCGTCTTACCTCTTTTCTGGGCCGGTAAATACGATAAGAGAGGGCGGCCCAGTCTTTATTGGGTACGGAAGATTAATGGTCGGCAGTCAGGTTATTCAGTCAAACATAGACACCTTTGATGTTGAGTCCGGGAAGAAGAAAAATACAAGCAAGCTTACCAAAAAAGAGCACTGGGGAAAAGAATACTATGGTTTGGATTATCGCGACAATGTCAGAAATAAAGGCGAGGGAACAGTTCAAAACATGATGAGAAAAAGAGCTGCTGAACACAACGAACAATCTGCCGAGGCAGACGAATGCGCTCCTCATAAAAACGTAGATATCGAAGTAACCACTATTATAACTTCCGACGGAGACGACTTTATAGTAAAAAAGAGAGATCCCATATATAAAAACGAAAACTAGACAATGAGTAAAGATCAAGCAGAAGCAAGACAACCTATTTTTGACGAAGCAGGTGTGTCTCGCGTAAAAGGTGGAGACAACCTTTATACTTCTCTATCCACTCTGGACGTTAGCGACTTGTTGTCAGAAGGAGAAATAGAAGGGTTGATAAAAGGTGAATATCATTTTGCTGGAAACGCTGGGGAAGTCGGATATCAAACCTATGAATTCAAACCCTACGCCGCCTTAGATAAAGACGGATCATGTAGCGAAGAGCTAGGATATTTAAGATCTGTTTACTGGAACGAAACTCCAGTAGTGGATAAAAATGGATTTTATAACTTTCAAGAAGTAAACCTAGAATGGACAGAAGGAATACCTCAAGGAAAACTTCCCAAGCTCAACCCTAACTTGCCTAACGATAAAAACCTAAAAGGCGAAGACGGATTTGAGCTCACTCTATTCAGAAACATTGGAGAAAGACTATTCGGCCCAACCATAGCGCTCGGAGAAGGGAAAACGCCCGGTTACTACAACAAAGGGCAAAGCGGCAACTCTCCCATTATCCTTGGAGATATCGATAGAAACGCAAAAATATACACCGTATCGAACAAAGAGTGCGTGGCCGTAAGAGTGAACATAAAAGTTACAAGGCTTTTAGAAAACATACAAGACGATCAAAAAGACAACGTTAAAGAACATAAAGGGGACGAAGATCATAGAGGTTTTTTTGCGCAACCAGAAGACACCATGAAGGACGGCACGCAACAGCCATACGGTGGTGGCGACATGCGAGCTCGCAAAATTAAATACCAAATTTACACCCGTCCAATTTTCGACACAAAAAACCTTAAAGGAAAACAAGGGGGTTCCCGCACAGACAATTTTGACGAAGATCTTTTTGTTCCTTGGCCCAAAAAACCAGCCGTAGAAGAAGAAATCTTCGGCAGAATAGAAGAGCCTTATGTAAGAAGTGTAGAAATAACCCTTAACAGCAGCGAGAGAGACGGTGCTCGTAAAGATTATTTTCTGGGATGGGAAATTAAAATAGTAAGACTTACCCCAGACTCGTTTCATACTTTTTTGAAAAATGACAGCTACGTAGACTCAATCATCGAGGTCTACGATTCTAAGCTTAGATATCCTTACTGCGCGATGGTTTACTCGAAGTTTAGCGCCGAATTCTTTTCGCGAATACCATCGAGACACTACGATACCAAACTGCTAAAAGTAAAAGTCCCCAATAACTACAATCCCTTATTAAGAAACTATGATGAGTCTTCAGGTTTTTGGGACGGATGCTTTAAAGCTGAAAAAGAATGGACAAATAATCCAGCTTGGTGTTTTTACGACCTTCTTACTAATAATAGATACGGACTGGGTGACTATATAGATTCCAGATTCGTTGACAAGTGGACGCTGTACGATATAGCTAAATACTGTGACGTCTTAGTCTCTGACGGAAAAGGAGGGCTAGAGCCTAGGTTTACTTTAAATCATATTATTACATCAAGAGAAGAAGCTTATAAGGTCGTCAACGATCTAGCTTCTGCGTTTAGAGCCATTGTCTATTATGCTTTTGGAAATATATACGTCTCTCAAGATAGGCCTAGGGACCCAATCTATCATTTTAATACTTCTAACGTGGTAGACGGATTATTTACTTATACATCTTCTGCGAAAAAAGCCAGACACACTGTGGCAATAGTAAGATACTCCAACAAAAACAATTTATACAAACCTGCAATTTCATACACAGAAGACCAAGCTGGCATACAAAGATACGGAATAAGAGAAATAGAGACTTCTGCTATTGGCTGCACGAGCGAGGGACAAGCTAAAAGATTTGGGGAATGGATACTAAAAAGTGAAATACTAGAAACGGAATCAATATCATTTTCCGCAGGCCAAGAAGGAATGTATATAAGGCCCGGCGACGTAATTAGCGTATACGACGAGTTTAGAAACGATAAAAAAATGGCAGGTAGAACCCTTCAGGTTCAAAAGCTTGGCTCTGGAATCATACCGTCTGGAGCTATCCCCTCTAATATAGACCCGCCGCCTTCCAGCATCCACCCGGAAACCAGCGATTATTACGTAACAGGAAACTCTATTATAATCGATAAAGCTATTGATTTCACCGCTGATAAAGAATATAAACTGGATATTTTAACCCCCGCTGGCTACCTCGAACCAACACAGATAACGCCGCCCGACTGCGAAGAAACTATAACCACCACGGAAGTGGAAGAAACACAAGAAACGAAAAAAGAGTCTTACTCTACTAGGCTAAACTTTTTCGACGTTAAAGAGGGGTTCTTTTCATTCTCTAACAGTACCCCTACGACAGTTTCTTATCCAGAGCAACGCGGCGATTTCGCTACGCTTACCGCAGGTGGTGACGGCCATTCTTTTATCAACGAGCATACAGTTACAGTTGATTCTTCTAGGTCCCAGATGGAGTTTTTGTTTCAACCTTTTAGGGACGAAAGCACAAGCATAGAAAACGGGAAAATTTCAAAATCTGCATTTATGCAAAGGTTTGAAGTTAGCTACGAAGCAGGCGGCAAAACTTACTATCTGCCTCTTGGAGACACAGGGCACTCTGACGAAACCCCTCAGAAGGTTACAATTACAGACCAAACCTTAGCTGAAGGCGGAGAATATGTTACCAGCATAGCCAAACTTTTCCAGTTTCAAGAAGTATCTGACGAGAGTTATAGCGAAGGGAAACTTGTTAAATTTAGTTTTTACTGGGGGTCTGGCTATTTATCTTCAGATGAGTTCGGCCCCGGCAGGGACGTGTACCACGGTGAAATCATAATTAGAGGGGATAATGAAACATTTTCTCACGAAAGACGCCACGGAGATATTTTCAAATGCTTACAATGGTACGCCGACGGAAACGGC